ACTGGGAGATTTATTGGACATACTCTAACGCATACTTCACAAGCAATGCACTTATCAAACTCATAATGTATGCGACCTCTGTATCTCTCAGAGGGTATTAGTTTTTCATAAGGATACTGTATAGTTACAGGTCTCCTTCTCATATGATCAAAGGTTACACCTAACCCTTGTAGCATATATTTAGCAGTGTCTTTAACTTCTTTTAAGTAATTAAAGATTCCTTTCATTGCATTGGATGAAATAAAAGATCTGGAAAGAAATAATTAAATTCAATAAGAATAACTGCTGTAATAGTCAACCATATAGTTGCTACAACTGGTGCAGATCTAAACCACTTTGTATAAAAGATTTTAAAAATTGAGTTCATCGTTGGACATCGTGAGCACAACCATCACCAGTATAATCATCACTATCATAATATCCATTCTTAGTTCCAAAGAATATTGTGAGTGCAACAAATGGCAGTGCTGCAAGGATTAGGAAAGTTTCTAAGATCATCGATTGAGTATTCTTTTAATTGGTACTTGCCTTACTTTATCTATAACATCATCCAGTATATCAGTTTCTACCTGATCTTTAATCGCATCAATAACATTCACATCAAGATGCATAAATGGTGGAATTACACCAAGTATGCGAAGTAATCCGTCAAGGAACAAAGCAAGACAAGTGAATCCAAGTATCATACTAATGATAGTTGCTTCACGATTATGCTTGGCCATTGATGCTTCATCAATTCTTCTTGCCTCTTCAACTGCTTCGGCAATCATCGCATCAATTTCTACTTTAGTATAGCAGATCCTTTTAATGGTATCTTCGGTCATAGTCGAAGTATGATTATTTTTAGTATAACACCTTTGTCAAGTATTACAATTATATATTGTTACATCATTTCGTGAACATGTCCAGATGGGCGTTCCCCCATCATTCTTTGATGCTGTCGTTCAAGTTGTTGAATTTTATTCAACATCTCTTGTTTCTTTTCAATGTCTTCTAATTTTTTCTGAACTTGTTTTAGTTCTGATTGAATCTTATCTTCCATATAGATGAATAGAATTCTACCAGTGTATAGAGAATTTATTTATTTGATCTCAAAATCTAGTTTACGAACTTTACGTTTTCTTCTCTGTTCTTGCCACTCTAAGTCTTGAGATGTTAACTTATCTTTTTCTTTGTGCTCATCAATTCTTCTGACGATAATAGTTTGCGATAGATCTGATGCTGTTATTCTGTCTCCTATAACAGTCATCATATTTGGGCAACCACAACTCCTTGTTTGTGTATTTGAGCTGGTGATTTCCTTGTTACATTGTTTACATCGAACTATTATCATAATAATTCATTCCAAAAATCTCTATTCACTAACATTATTTATTTAAATAGAAGCTTACAGTACTCGCTAAACCTGTATCAAATGATATCTGAGGAACCCATCCTGTTCTTTGAGTGAGTTTAGAAAAGTCAGTTCCATATCTTTTATCAACACCTGGTCTGTCATTTGATACTCCAATTAAACTATGAGGTTTATTCATCATATCTAAAATTTTTCTAGTTACCTCAATATTTTGTAACTCACATGCACCACCAACATTGAACTTATCATTCAATACTTTCTGCTGATCCAATGTCCAAATAGCACAGCAATGATCATCTACGTGTATCCAATCTCTTATCTGCTCACCACCATCATGCATATAAGTTATCTCATTCTTCATTGCATTTGTAACAACCTTAGGAATTAACTTCTCTTCATGCTGTCCTGGACCATAATTGTTTGAAGAACTAGTGATAAGATAAGGAAGACCATAAGTATTGTGCCAACTAGTTACAAAATGTTCTGCTGCTGCCTTAGTTGCAGAATAAGGATTACGAGGATCATATGGAGTGGTCTCTTTGAAAAGTTCTGTATCATCATAATCCAAGGAACCATATACTTCATCAGTAGAAATATGATGAAACTTCTCAACCTCAACCTTCAGACTAGCGTTCAAAAGATTTATTGTTCCATTTATATTAGTAGAAATAAATGGATTAGAATTTGAAATAGACTTATCTACATGACTCTCTGCTGCAAAATGAAATACCTTTGTGGGGTTAAACTTATCAAAGATATAATTTACATGATCCTCATTAGTAATATCACACCAAATAAATTTATGTTGTGATGGAATGTATGATTCATTAGCAGCATAGGTAATGTTATCTAATACAACAACTTCTTCATCACTCACTTTACGCAAATAATGAAGAAAGTTACTACCTATAAATCCTGCACCGCCTGTTACTATAATCATTTCTTTCTTAATAATTGCTGGGGCCTTACACGTTAAGGGGGTGGTGGGATTCCTCAACGATGCCCCGATAATATTATACCACCCTTGTCAAGTGTTTGGTTCTAATGAAATTATATCCAATTCATCTTCTTCTTCCATATCAATCCAATCTCCAAACTCAGCATAAAGTGCTATCTTATCTCCACACATTTCTGCTTCTTCTATTTTATCTATTGCCCACTCTCTAACGTATGCAACAATATCCTCAGTCGTTTTCAATTCCATAATAGTCTTTCCTGAAATATCGTGAGAGGATGTTACTATTGTAGTATGCTGGTGTCCCATCGTCAAGTTGTTCGGTAAGGACTTTGTTAACAAATAGTTGTCTTGTTTCTTCGTAGTTTGTTTTGCCTTTTGTACTATGTAATGATAAGATAGTTCGACTAAAATTTTCTCTGCCCACCTTCCCAATCTCTTCTTTAAGTTCTGGACAAGACCCATAGTACTTCTTCCAATCAGATTCAGATTTTACTTTGCGTTTCTTACCCTTTGGGGTTCTAAACTGCCAAAAGTATTTACGACCAATATATTGCTTTCCTGTTTGATTATTTACAATACGATACACAAACCCATAATATTCTCCTATATCAGTTGACTCAAATACTTTTTTATTATATCTCCAAGGATTCTCATACTTAATAGTCATACTAATCAAAGATATTCAATGCATTATTTATTCAATTGTCGGATTTCCAAAATTTATTTCAAAATTAAAAGATACAATAGTTTTTCTTTTTGATGTATTACAAGGACCACGATGAATCCAATGACTAGGGAATATCACTAAGTCTCCTTCTTTTGCTTTAATAGTATGCTTTTTAAAATTAAAAGGAGAATAAATTTCTGTTTGAGAAGATCTTTCAGGAAATTCTAGATAATAAACTCCTGTATAGGTTTTACCATGAGTATGCCATCCATGAGTATCTCCTTCTTCATACTGTTGATACCATATCATATCTATGAAATAAGTATCATATCCTAAACCCTTAATAAAATTCTTAATTGATATATCAAAATTAGGAAAAAAAATTTTTACCCAAGGTCTAGTTAAGTCATTACCCTTAGTCCAATCTAACTTAGAAACACGATCACACACCGCATAAGAATCACCCTCTCCACTAGCTTCAGTACAATAATCTTTTTCTATTTCTAATAAAATTCTATCTTTAACTAGATGATGATCTACTAACTTACCATGACAAATGCAATCATCAACCTTAATCTTTTTCATATGAGGAGATTTGGTTTTAACCTCCTTCACCCAATTCTCAATAATCATACTCATCAAGGACATCCAATGCATTATTTAGAATGCGTTGGGCTGCACCTCTCTGGCG